TATTAAAACTAGACGATTTAAAAGCAACTAATTTACCAGAATTACAAGGCTTTAAACAAAAACAAGAGGAATTAGTCAAAGAATGTCCTTTTGTTGAAATTACAGATAATGCAACCTACGAGATAGCTAAAAAACATCGTACTGCATTGTTAAAAGGAAGGACTACTTTAGAAGCGCAAGAAAAAATAATTGCTTCAAAACTATCTAATTTTCGAAAAGACGTAAAAACTATTATCGATGGACTTGTGTCGATTACTTTAGAGCATGAAACAAAGCAACAATCGGAAGTAAAAAGATTTGAGGAAATAAAAGAAAAAGAGCGTTTGGAACGTGAACGTCTTGAGGAATTAAGAATTAAAACCATTAAAGATAAAATTTCAGAATTAGAAACTTCTTCTTATGAAATTATTAATAATTGGGGTGTTGATGTTTTGAAAGGTGCTGAAAATTCTGTTTTTTCAGGAATGGATACGGATTTTGATTTTGAAGAATACGATATTTTATTTGACCAAGCTAAAGAAAGAGTTAAAAAGGTTTGCGATGATAAAATAAATTCAATTACTGAAAAAGAAAACCAACGTATTGAAAATGAAAAGTTATTAAAAGAAAAAGCTGAATCAGATGCTAAACTCAAAGAAATTGAGGAACAACAGGCTAAAGAAAAAGTGGAACGCGAAGAAAAGGAAAAAGTAGAAAAAGACAAAGTTTTTGAGGTTCGTAAAAACAGACTTGCTGAAATTGGAATTATTGCTGTTTCAAATGAAAACGCATTATCAAAATTAGATTTTAAATTTAGCGATGCCGATAACTTTTTTCAAAAGTCTGCTGAATTAATTTTTGATGCTGATTTAATAGAATTTGAAAACATTTTAACTGATGCTAAAAATTCAATTCAAGAAGCTAAAGATAAAGCTGAAAAAGCTAAATCTGAAAAAGAAGCTGCTGAAAAATTAGAAAAAGAAAACAAAGCCAAAACTGAAAAAGAAAACAAAGCGAGAGTAAAAAGATTGAAAACAGATAAAGAGCAATTGAAAAAATCAATAGATACTGTAAAAGATTCTTTTATATCTGAAATTGTTTTCCGTGAATTTGCAAACGAAGAAACTGAAAATTTCAGAAAAGAAACTCAAAATAAAATTGATGCCTTTTTTGATGAATTATTAACAGAATTAGAAAACCTATAAATCATGTCAAACGAAATAACAACAACAACTAAAGGCGGTGCATTTTCCACAATATCAAATTTTGAAGATGCTCAAAGAATGGCTAAAATGTTAGCAACGTCCGATTTAGTGCCTAAAAACTACCAAGGGAACATTCCAAATACAATGATTGCTTTAGAAATGGCAAATAGAATAAATGTAAGTCCGTTTCAAGTAATGCAGAATTTGGATATTATTCAAGGAAAACCGAGTTGGCGTTCTACATTTATAATTGCAGCGCTAAACTCATGCGGTCGTTTTAAGCCGTTAAAATTTGAGTTTGTTGGTTCAGATACTCAAAGTGATTCTTATGGGTGTAGAGCTTATACTGACGATTTTGACGGAAATAGAATTACTGGCCCATTAGTTACATGGTTAATGGTAAAAAGTGAAGGCTGGCTATCAAAAGTTGGTTCTAAATGGAAAACAATGCCAGAGTTAATGTTTCAATATCGTGCAGCTTCTTTTTTCGGAAGGCTATATGCACCTGACATTTTAAATGGAATGCAATCTGTAGAAGAAGTAAAAGACGTTGTTTCCATGATAGATGTTGAAAGTGAAGATGTAACTGCAATTGAATTATTAAAAGCACTATTGTTGGAAGTTTCTTCTAAATTATCTGAAAATGAAATTATAGATGCAAATAGAATTATCTATAAAAAAGAAAGTTCAAATTACGAAAAGCTAACTGATTTTTTAAACTCAAAAAAATAAAACAAATGAATAATTTAAAACTAACCGAATTACATCCTAAAATATTACAATGGGCTAAAGAAAAAAACTTATTAAAGTTAGAAAACGCACCAAAACAGTATTTAAAATTGTTAGAAGAGGTAGGTGAAACAGCGAGTGCTATTTTAAAAAATGATGTAGAAAAAATAAAAGACGGAATAGGAGATATTTTCGTTGTTTTAACAATCTATTTCAATCAAACAAATCAAAATTCCTTATTGAAATTTACAGAACCAAATCTAAAAGTTAATCATGGTATTTTTTTATACGCAATATGTGGATATGCAAATGATACAATGAATGAAAACTGTCCTTTTGATTGGTTAAACGACTTGGCTAATTCTTTAGATTTAGACCTTACTGAATGTGCTAATATCGCTTGGAATGAAATCAAAAATAGAACTGGAAAAACGGTAAACGGAACTTTTATAAAAAATTAATTATGGTAAATAATTTAGAGAGAATCGGTCGTTTTACAAGTTCTAATATTTGGAAACTTACAACGCAAAATGCTACAAAAGATGGATTTGGCGCACCTGCATTAACTTACATCGAAGAAAAGCGAGCCGAAAGAACACTAGGGCGGTCAATCGATTTAGGCAAACAAAGTCAATCTACTATTTGGGGTCATGTAATGGAACACTATTGCAATAAATTTCATTTAGGAATTGAATACACTTTTGGATCAAAAGAAACTGATGTACACCCAAAATATAAGTTTTGGAGTGGTTCAAAAGATTACGTAAAAAAAGATACAGCAGGAGATATTAAGTGTTTTGAACCTAAAAGATACTACGAACTATCTATGAAATTGTTACAGCTTAACGAAGGAATCATTACACTTGAGCAGTTCAAAAAAGAAGAAAAAGAGGTTTATTGGCAGGTTTTATCGAATAGCATAATTTTAGGAAAACCAAAATGCGAAATTATAACATACGCTCCAACTGAAAAACAGTTGCTTCAAATCAGAAAAGAACTTGAAGTAACAAATGTAATTGAAAAATTAGGTTTGAATGAATGGCAAACTAGGTTTATTGTTGAAAACGAATTGTATAATTTAAGCTATATTCCTGAAGGTATTGAATATCCAAATTTCGTTAAATTTCAATTTGATGTGCCAATAGAGGATATTGTTTTTTTAACTAAATGTGTTATTGATGCAGAAAAATTATTGACAAATGAAACCACAATCTAAAATTTTATCTTTTTTTGAGAGCATTTCTCAAACTGTTATTGGATTAATTATTAGCATAGTGATACAGTTAATTCTGTATCCTATGTTAAAAATTGATGTTAGTTTTAAGCAAAATTTGGTAATTACATTTGTTTTCTTTTTTGCTAGTATTGTACGAGGTTATTTCATTAGAAGATTTTTCAACAAAATTAGATAGTTATGGAAAAGTATATTGAAACTAAAGACGAAGCATTGCATCGTGTTAGAATGGCAAATAAAGCCGAATACACTCAGATATTCAATTTTGCAAGTGAATGGGTCAAAAAACAATTTCGAGTATTTAGCGCAAACGATTTTAAAAAAGCGTATTTGGAAAAATATGATATGCCACAACAAGTAAATCTATTTGGGTCTGTTTTTTCAAATTTGTCAAAAGAAAACTTAATATTCATGCATGGAGCGACAAATTCAAAGACTCCTCAAAGTAAATCCTGTTTGATACGTACATGGATTTCAAAGGAGTTTAAAGAGCGACAAAAAAACAACGCTAGTAACAAAACAACATTAAAATTAGAGTTATGAGATTATTCAAAAAAGCGACAAAAGAAGAAAAAATAAAAAGGCGAGTAGATAGCACTTTTAGTGAGTTAAATTCTGATATTGATTTTCAATTTTCTGATTTAGAAACGGTTCAAATATTTAATGAAATTCGAATAAAATTGGTAAAAAAACTTGAAAATAAAAAGCAGGAATGCTTAAATACTATAACGATTCAAAATGGTATTTCAAAAGAAATTGATATTGCGATGAGTTTTTTGAAATAAATGTTATAGATTTGCATTTGTAGTGAAGTGAGAAGCATTACATTGTAACGAAAAAATTATTAAAAATCCTATCAAGGAGGCACTTCTCACAATACTGCCGAATTGATGGGATTTTCTCGTTTAATTTAATAATTTTTAATTATGGTAACAAGTGTTACAATGGTACGGAAAATGGGTAGTTTTGATATACTACAACGTACAAAAGATGGTTATTTTGATGCTAATGCACTTCTTAATCAATGGAACTCAAGAAAAGACAATCCTGAACGAAAAATGTCACGTTTTTTGGAAAGTCCAAAAACTAAAGAATTTATTAATGAAATTCAAAATGATAGCCCAAGTGCAGAATTGCACGATGGCTTAATTACAGCGTTTTACAATAAAAAAGGGCGTAATACTTCAAAAGGTCGAACAAAAGATGAGGTTTGGATGCACCCTTATTTGTTTATTGATTTTGCAATGTGGTTAAATCCTAAATTTAAGTTATCAGTAATTAAATTCGTTTACGACCAACTTATACAACAACGTACTTTAGCTGGAGATAGTTATAAAACACTTTCTTCTTCAATAGTAAAATTGAAAGGATATTCTTTTCAGGAAGTAGCAAAAGCAATGCAGTGGATAGTATATGATAAAACAGGAAAAGAGCTTCGACAAACAGCTACACAAGAACAATTAAATGAGATAAACGATATTCAAAATAAATTAGCTTTTGCTATTGATATGAATTTTATTATTTCTTACAATCAATTACTTTCTGAAATGCGAAAAATGTATAATAATAAATATCAAAAATTCTAATCATGGCTTTAAATTATACAAATATTCAGCATAATTTTAGAAAAGAAAATAATTTGTCTTTAAATGAATATGTTTTGTGTGATATGATTTTCTATTTATCTAAAAAAAGCACTTCTAAAGTACCTAATTGGTGCTATATGAGTAAAGAAACAATGGCTAAAGAAATTGGATTAAGTAAACAATCAATTATTACGTTAATAAAGAAATTATGTGATTTAGGATATCTTGAAAAACAAGAAGTTACTGGATTTGTAAAAACTACTCCAATATGGGAATTAGTGTATTTTACCGACGGTAAAGAAAGTTTACCGTTAGTACAAAAAGT